GGTTCAAAGATGTTCAATAGAACACCTTTACAAACTAAAATGGAGCCAGATTTTGATACTGGAAACTTACGTTTCAAAGCCAGAGAAAGATATTCTTTTGGAGTATCTGACTGGAGAGGTTGGTTTGGTAATGCAGGTGCATAACCATTAACAATTTAGGGAGGGTTGAAATATACTCTCCCTATTATAAAGGATTTTAAATGGCTAATAATATAACATCAAAGTTTTTTACTGGTGCAACTAATGGAGTTATTGTAACTACATCAGATGTTACTAGAGTTGTTGCTATACATGCAACTGCAGTTACTGCTACAGGTACTTTTGCTCTATCAGATAGTGGAGGAGATAAAATAAAATTTCAAGTTCCTGCAAGTAGTATGGCAGATATTTATATAGGTGACCAAGGAGTAAAATTTAATGGTACAGTAAGTGTATCATTACCTTCTGATGGAAGCTCATGTACTTTATTTGTAGGATAATATAGTGCCTAATTATTCATTTCTTAAAACTGATATAATAAATACTATAGAAAATAACTCAGCAGAGTTTGAGGAACATATTCCTTACTTTGTTGAAAAAGCTGAAGGTAGATTAGTAAAAGAACTAGATGATTCTGGTTTAGATAACTATTCTACTTTTTCATTTACAGCTTCTGACCCAGTAGTTAGTTTACCTGCTGATACGTTAGTTGTAAGAAATGTAAACTATACTACAAGTGTTTCAACCACAGACGTTCCTGCAAATTCAAAAATAAATTTATTACAAAGAACTTATGAATATGCAATAGACTATTTTCCTTTTGCTAGTGCATCAACAGGAACACCAAGATATTATTCAAGAAAAACTAATACACAAATTTATATTGTACCAACACCTGCATCAGCAGTATCAGGTGAAATACAATATACACGTAGACCTTTAGCTTTAGCTAGTGCTACAGGTACAAGTGTAACAACATCAAACTATTTTAGTGAGTTTTGCTATAATGCTTTATTTGCAGCATGTATGGTAGAAGCTACATATTTTATAAAAGATTTTCAAACATTAGGTAACTGGGAAAGTAAATATAAAAATTCTATAGATGGATTACGTAATCAAGCTAGAAGAACTAGACAAGACGATATGGAAGCTGCTAGAAATCCTGCAGGGGGACCTAATCCAATATTAGAAGGGAGACAATAATGCCAATTAGAAAAATAATTAAAAAAACTATTAAAACTATTGGTAGGAAAAAAAGAGGTAGACCTACAGATGAGGATAGAAGATATGAAGCTATATCTGAAGATGTAGAAGATGCTATAAGAAGTAGAAAAGCAGATATAGAACAAAAAAGAAAATTAAGAAAAAAAGCTGCAGGTGGAATAATTAAAAAAAGTATTAAAGCTATTAGTAAAAAGAAAAAAGGTAGACCTAAAAGTAAAGAAGGTCCTACCAAAAAAGTTTTTGTTAATAAACCTATTACTCCTACAAATCAACAAAGTCTTTTAAAACAATATAAAACAGTAAAAGATAGATTTGATAAACAACAAGGTATAATGAAAAGTATTAGAGAAAGAGGAGATAAACCAATAACAGAAGGACAAAGAAAGTCTACAGAATCTTTTATTAGAACTATGATATTTGGTAGTCCTGCTAAAGGTCCAACAATAGTTAAAATTACAAAAGATAGTATTAGAGAAGCTTATAAAAAAGGTAATGAAAGATTAAGAGAATTAGGTAGAGAAATAGATAAAGGACAATCTATAAGGAGTAAAATGCAAAAAAAATCTAAAGTGTCTGCAGGTAAAGATACTTTATATTATAAAAAAGGCACAGGTAAATCAACAATTAAAAAGCCTAGAGGTTTTGGAGCTGCTAGGTATAACAAAAGGAGAAAATAAAATGGGGGCAGTAAATAAATTAATTAAGATGGCTTTAAAAGAATCATCAGAAAAGTTATCAAAAAAATATACTGGTAAAACTTTAACTAATATATTAAAAAGTATTTCTAAAAATAAAACTGGTTTAGAGGAACAAGGCATTAAAGTAGGACCTTTAAAAAAGAAAGTAGCTAGTGCTAAAAATAAAAGAAAGTCTTATGTAGTAGACCAAGATGCAGAAAATAGATATGGTACAATAGCTCAAGGTGCAACAAAAGATGGTAAAGAAGTTCCACTTACTTTACGTAAAAAAGGTGGTGGATTAAAGAAAACTAAGTACATGTCTAAAGGTGGAGCCATGAAAAAGACTAAGTATATGTCTAAAGGTGGTGCTGTAACAAAAAGAAAAAAAGGTGGTATGGTTGGAGATGGTAACCAATTTGTAGCATCATTTTATAAAGGAGATAAATAATGCAAATAAAAACTAGCACTTTAATAGTAGGAGCTAATGCAAGAACTATTAATAAATCTGTAGGTAAAGTAACAAGTGCTCATCCAACTGGTCAAGGTTATGGTAAGGCTAGAAGAGGTCCACAAGTTACAGGGCAAATCGAAGCTCAAGTTAAAGAAGAGCCTAGAGAATATAAAACTCAGGGAGAATAATTATGCCAGTAGCAAGAGTAGGAATTAAAAGCCTTATTAAAGGTGTAAAAAAAAGAGCTAAAGGAAGAAAAAAATTTACAGATAATTATTCTAAAGCTTATAAAGATAGAAAAGAAGGAATAAAATCTGGAGAAGAAATACTTCAATCAGAAAAAGATTTTCAAAAAAAAATTAATAAATTGAAAGGAACAAAATCAAAAACAAAAAAAGCTGCAGGTGGAGTAATTAAAAAAATTACTAAAAAAGTTACTGAAGGTGTAAAAAAACGTGGTCGTAAATCTAAAAGAGGTAGACCAAAAAAGAAAGTAGAAGAAGTTAAAAAAGTTACTACTAAGAAAAAACAAGACCCTTTTAAAGTTATAAAACAAAAAGGTGAAAGTGATAAAGCTTTTAGTAAAAGAAAAAGAGAAATAACTAAATTAAGAAAAGCACAAGAAAAAGAATTATCTAAAGAAAGAGCTACAAAGAAACCTACTGAAAAAGATAGAACTGAAGCTTCTAGAGTTATACCTCCTGAAAGAAAAGATATGAGTAGAAGAGGTTTTCAAAGAAGAGTTAAACAAGGATTAATAGGTGTAACTAAAGAAGGTAAAACTAAAAACATAGGTAAGTATGCTGAACCTCCTTCAGAGATAATGGAAAAGTTTGGTTATACTAAAGGTAGTAGCAGAGGAAGTGGACAAGAGTTTACTGAACAAGAATTAAAAAGAAAAGGTTTTACAATTAAAAAAGCAGGTGGACCATTAAAAAGTATACCTGCAGGAAATAAAGGATTACCTAAGTTACCAACACCTGTAAGAAATAAAATGGGCTTTAAGAAAAAAGGTGGTAAAGTTCAAAAGAGAGCAGGTGGTGGAGTTGCACTTAGAGGTTTTGGAGCTACAAGAAAAATATAATGCCTAGAAAAAAAATAAAAGGTAAAGGCATGAAAGGCATGACTATTGGTAAGGGTGATAAAAGACCTACTAAGTCAGGTGCAGGATTAACAGCTAAAGGTGTAGCAAAATATAGAAGACAAAATCCTGGAAGTAAATTACAAACTGCTGTTACTGAAAAGAAACCAACAGGTAAAAGAGCAGCAAGAAGAAAGAGTTTTTGTGCTAGGTCTGCAGGACAAATGAAAAAGTTTCCTAAAGCAGCGAAGAATCCTAACTCAAGATTACGACAAGCAAGACGCAGATGGAGGTGCTAACTGTCATATTTAATAAGCAATATTCCTCATTTTAAATGTTGGGTAAGAAAAGAATTTACAAATAACCACATAGATTATCATGGCGAATATTTACATGGACTAGCGATAGCAGTCAATACAATACCAGATAGATGTTTAAGTTTTCAAGTAGTCTTTACTGGCATAGATGAAGAAGAAAATATACATGGAGGTGCAATGTGGGCAAGAATGCCAATAACAAGTTTAGTAGCAGACGAAGTTTTAGAAGAGATGCCAGAAAGAATGGATACACATTTAGCACAACCTTGGGATTGTTCCTCAAGAGGACATTCCATAATAGTGATGGATAGAATAAGTTCTAGTCCTTGGATGTGTAAAATAGGTGGTGAGTTTTATAAAGGAAGATATATGTTTACTGTTGATTATACAGATAGTTATATTAGTGATGACCCTGCACAACATAAACAAAGTCACGTACTGCAACTTATAGATGCAGATAAATGGACAGGTAATATCGTGGCATTACCTAACAATAGAGTTAGGGTAACTAATCCTGCTCTTTGGGTAACTGGTGAAGGTGCTCCAGACTTTGCACCAAGTCAGTATATTCATTCAGCAGAAATACATGATAGTTATACAGACCCTGATATTACTTTTAATAATCTTTATGCAAGAGGAAAAAATGAAAAAAACTAAGTATATGAAAAAAGGTGGTGCTATGAAAAAGACTAAATATATGTCTAAAGGTGGTGCTATGAAAAAGACTAAATATATGTCTAAAGGTGGTGCTATGAAGAAAACTAAATATATGTCTAAAGGTGGTAAACTTACTGGCATGGCTAGACGTAGAAATGCAAGAAGAGGATAATGGGAAAACTTTGTCCAAAAGGTAAAGCAGCAGCAAAAAGAAAGTTTGATGTATATCCATCAGCTTATGCTAATATGTATGCTTCTGCAGTTTGCTCTGGCAAAATAAAACCTGGTGGCAAAAAGAAAAAGAAAACTACTAAAAGAAAAACTGGTGGTGGTTTACGTAAATGGGTAGGAGAAAAGTGGGTTGATATAGGAGCACCTAAAAAGAAAGGTAAGTTTCAACCATGTGGTAGAAAATCTACTACTAAAACTAAAAGAAAATATCCTAAGTGTGTGCCATTAGCTAAAGCAAAAAGAATGACAGCAGGACAAAGAGCATCTGCTGTTAAAAGAAAAAGAGCTAAAGCACAAGGAGTAGGTGGTAAACCAACATTTGTAAAAACATTTAAGAAGAAAAAAGCATGAATATAACACCTGAATTAATTAATACAATACATAATATATCTTGGTTTGATGGACTACTTTATATTATACTTGGTTTAGGTATTTATGCAGCATATAGATTTATAAGAAAAAAAATATAATTCGTTTGACTCCTTGAGTTGGAAGTAAGTATTAACTGAAGAAACGCACTAACTTTAATTAGGAGGTGTTATGGATAATCAAACATTATTTATATTAATAAAACAACAACAAGAATATAATATGGTAAGAAGATTAAAAAAAGTAACTAAACAATTAAAAAAAGCTTCTAAGCTTCATGCAAATCAAGCTAAGATAGTTGCAAACTATGTAAAAAAGAATGAGAAAAAGAAAAGACCCAAAAGTAGGAACAGGAAAAAAGCCTAAAGGTTCTAGTCGTAGATTATATACAGATGAGAATCCTAAAGATACAGTTAGAATTAAATATGCAACTGTAGCAGATGCAAAAAAAACAATAGCTAAAGTTAAAAGAATAAATAAACCTTATGCTAGAAAAATACAAATACTAACTGTATTAGAACAAAGAGCTAAAGTACAAAATAAAAATGAACAAGCAAGATTAGCAAAAGCAGCTAAAAAACAATTAAAGGAAAAACATAAAAAATATGGCTAGGTCAGGAACATATAATTTTAATTTAGATATAGATGAAGTAATTCAAGAAGCTACAGAAATGATAGGTGGTGAGCAAACACTTGGTCATACTCCTCAGTCAGCTCGTAGGTCTATAAACTTATTATTAAATGATTGGCAAAATAGAGGTGTATTATTATGGTCAACAT